ACCACAACCACAACCACAACCACAACCACAACCACAACCACAACCACAACCACAACCACAACCACAACCACAACCACAACCACAACCACAACCACAACCACAACCACAACCAATGCCACCACCCGACCAATATGAGAGTCGTTGTTCACGATTAGATACTTTCTTACCTAATAAACAAAATAACATTTGGAAAAAGTGTATAAAAATGACGGATGGGCCCTTGTTTGTATTATACATAACCCCCAAAAATATTTTCGGAAGAACAATAGAAACATTAATTGTTCCGGAATTTCTATGTTCTATAAATGGACAAATAGCGCGACGTAAGATAATGATAGAAGACAAATATGTCGCTCGTTTTGTTATGATTGATAGGAGATGGTATGCCATTATGCGTTTGTTTGGAAAAACACACAATTCAGGTATACTTGCGGATGTTGAATATTACAAAGTGTTTTATTTATTGGGTAAAGGATTTGAAGTGGATAGTACCGGAATAATCATATTATCACCTGAACATATTCAGTTTAAAACCACGTGGGTTATATTATCCACCAGTAGTGCTCCAATAGTAGAATTGGTAGGTGGAAATGACGTGTATTTACCTTTGGTGTCTTCTACCGAGGTGGATGGATATTTTGTGTTTAGTGTATTACAGTCTATCCGTATAGACGAAATAATACGTAGCGCATCAAAACTAGTTCACTTAAATAGACCATTATAACACGTGGGCTCTACGCATAATGTTTATTTTTATATATAAAAATAAACATATCATTTTTATAGGACCAATATCATTCTTTTCTTACAAATGGATGGATGGATGTCGCGTGTTTACCTTGGAAAATAGAGAATGAATAATTTCATCTGATGGTTCTATGATTTGAAAACGAATAGGTTCAGTTGGAATGTGTGAGGAGTGTATTTCAGGTTCCACAAATGAAACCGCGGGGTGTTGAAACACAAACGGCGCATAATCTGTATCTTTTTTGTCGTCTGTATACACAAAATCCGGTTCCGCATAGTCGATGGTAGAACGTCGGGTTCGCAACCAGTAGCGGGTGTTTGGTTGTGTGCTACAAGTAGCACGCTCGGTAGCCACGGTAGGATTGGCAGACCAGTTTTGTGTTTTGGTATAGAGGGCGGAAAGCAATTCCGCGTTTTCAGCACGGGTCATGGAACGCGTTTTCATTTTGGCGTTTGATATAGGTGATGATAGCGTAATGTGCCATAATGCTTTTATATCTCTTTATGATATACAACACGCGGGAGATGACGAAACCATACGATGTCCTCATATTGGGGGGCGGAATTGCTGGATTATACGCCGCATACAAAATACATCAACGTTCTCCCCAATTCTCTATTTTAATATTGGAAAAAGAAAACTATTTAGGTGGTCGGGTATATACGCATCGCGATAAGACAATGGAAGTCGAAGCGGGAGCGGGTAGGCTCAGTGATAAACATATTCGTGTGTTGGAATTGATACAAGATTTGGGATTAAAACGCAAACTCTCCCGTTTGACGGCCGAAACATTGTTTATTGAACATGGAACGGGAAAGCGTTTGAATTCCGTATTTGATGTTCCAGAGAATATGTCGGACGACAGCGAATTGATAAATAGTATATTAATGGATAGGTCGCAACAACTCTTATTGAATGACAAACAACCGATTGTTCCAATTGTATTAGACGCTATATTGGGAGAAAACACACAACCGGCGGCATCTCTTGTTTTAAAAATACTGGTGGCGAGTAAAACGGCCGATGCGGATGCGTTGCGTAATCAAACCTTCCTAGAATACGCATCTTCTGTATTATCTCCCGAAGAGGTTGCTTTTTTGGAAAAAAGTTTTGGGTATTATACAGAATTAGTGGTTATGAATGCCTATGACGCGTGTTTGTTGATGGATGCGTTAAGCCCACTGAACGCCTTTTACGGCATCAAAGGGGGGTTTGACCAAATCATACACCGATTAGAAGACAAACTCCGAAATCTTGCGGGAGGACGTATTCGTATTTTGAAAAACAAAACGGTGGAAGATATTCAGTACGGTCCCGCGAAGCGGGACCAAGCGCGCAATACGCTTCGACAACGTGGCGGAATGTTCTGGAACAATAAAACACAAAAACTACATAAACGCGGTGATGCTACCGGGAGAGGAATGATACATCGTGTGGTATGTTCCGACGGTTCTACCTATTCCGCCTATCGTTGTGTGTGCGCATTGCCCAAAAATGCGATGGAAAAGTTCCGCGTGTTTCGTCCCATTCGGTCATTGCTCAACAAGATTGTATGTGGTGCTCTGTGTCGTATTTATGCGAAATACGAACCTGACAAAGAAACAGGGAAAATGTGGTTCGCCGATTTGCCGAAAAGTACAACCGACAGCAACTTGCGTATCATTATTCCGATAGATGTAAAACAGGGAATTATTATGGTTTCGTATACCGATAACAAATTCGCGGAATATTGGCGCAAAATATATGAAACCAAGGGTGAAGAAGGAGTAGAAAAAGAAATCGCCAAACTGATGGAAGAAACGGTGGGCCGGCCGATACCTCCCGCAGTCAGAACCAACGTGTTTTACTGGAAATGCGGGGTAGGATATTGGGGGGTGGGCGCAAATAGTCAGAAAATCGCCCAACGGTTGGTTCAACCGTTTCCGCAACAAGATTTGTATATTTGTGGGGAGAACTATTCCGCCACTAACCAGCAATGGATGGAAGGCGCGTTAGAAACCGCCGAACACGTAGTGGAAAGAATGTTTCCAGAACATTCCGCGTGGTTTTGGTAGGGTAGAGGGCGTGGACAGGTGTATGTATTTGTAGTATCATAGCTACAACTACATATTTTGTATTTTATTTATTGTTTCGGTTCTATATATGATGTCCAATTTGCTATTGATTGATACGACTAGCATTGTGGAATACGATGCGCTCATAACTTCTCTATCTCCCAATACGGATGCTGTTTTATTCAATTATAATACAGATACGTTTGCCACCGTGCAAACTCGTATATTGGCTACAAAAACGGAACCAACCACGTATTTAAATGTCGCCATTCTTCAGCGGTCGCGTCGCGATTTAGATTATGCGATGCTGACTTCTGTTTCTCCCGCACGCGTCCGAAACGTAGCGTCGGTGGATGCGTCTTTAAATACATGGGCAGAACATAATGCCTTTTATAGTTGGTTAGAAACCAATTGCGGAACGCAAAACGTGGATTTGGTTATAGCCGATTTATGGAAATCCGCAGATTGGCAATACATCGTCAACACAATAAACGCATCGTTATCTGTTAACGTACGTGCGTCTTTGACCATTCTGGGGGAGAATGCGGATTATGTATTAGAAAGCGACAACGTAAGTTTGATTGGTGTGTATTTCACCGAAAATGTCAAAAAATGTCCCCAAAACTTCTACACTGCGGTAGAAAAAGTATTAGACGCAAACACAGTAGTTATGTTGGATGCCTCCGGAACCACACTTCCCCGTCGCGATTATATTGGGTCGTCTAGTATTTCCGACCTTTCTAGTGCGTGGGTTTCCATTACTACCGACGTTTCCAACGTTATTTTTGTAGCACAATTGGCCGAAAACAATAGTTTGGCCAAAACCAATTCCTATCTCGCGGTAAAATCCAACAAGACCGGTGTCGTGTGGGGGTACACGGGAAGTGGCGCATACGGTAAGACCACGATAACCGACGCCAGTTTAGTTTCTATCAAACGTGTGTATGCCGGAACCGGAACGTTTGTGGTGCTGAAAACCAACAACACAGTGTATGCCCTAGGAAATTCCACGTTCGGTATTGCGGGAGATGTGAGTGCGTCTTCTCCCTATTCCGCTACTACCTATACGGCTGCCGTTCCCGCTGGAATATCCGACGTGAGTTTGGTGTATTCCAACCACACCGCCTTCTGTGCGCTCAAAACGGACGGTTCGGTGGTCGCATGGGGCGAACGCAACCGGGGCGGAGATTGTTCGGTGTGCCAATCGCTTTTGGCGAATATAACGAAAATAGTAAACTGCCCCTTCGGCAACGGCGTGTTTATTGCTCTCAGTAGCGACAACGAGTTCGTGGCATGGACGGGCGACGTGTTTGCCGGTTCAAACAGTATGTATAGTACTTCTATTGGAAATGCCGCATGTGGAGGGAGAATACAAGATATATTGTATGGTTCTACCAATTCCTATGTTTTGTTTGTCCGCGACGACGGCGTGGTCTGTAAAGCAACTACCTCATACAGTGTAGATGTCTCGGGCGCAAGCGCCCTCGTGGTCAAAGAACTATACACTCTCCCCACCGGGGTTTCGATAACTCGTACAGAAACCATCGGAACGGGCATCAAACATTCGCTGTCGGATGGGTCGATACGGTATATCCGCCAAATTAGTGGGGGAGCGCTAATCAGCGATAGCGAATTGGTGTTATCCACGAACAACATCAGCCACGATTGGAATTATCCTGTTTTACTTCAGAATGATAATGTACAACTCATCAACACCGACATAACTACCGGATTTGATACCACTCATATCAAGTATAATTTTATGAGTATTCCCGATGTGTCCGTCAATAGTGTTGCGGTATACACGACCGCAGCGGGAACGGGTGCGCTCCAGAAGGACGGTTCGGTAGTTGCGTCTGGGAGAATAATAGAGAATTTGACCACACAATGGGATGCATCCGTCAATGGCGTCCAAGATATTCTTTCTGTTTCTGAACTCAGTTCCGGATATACCAAATATCTAACCAATGGAACCATCAACGGTATTTCTCCCTCTGCCTACCCCAATTATACTTTTTTTGATTTCACTGTCATCCCGGGCAAATCCTTGTATTTGTATGACAACGGCGTGATTACGACCTCCAGTTATAAACCCACGACACCCATTATAAAACAAATCGTGGAAGGCAGTCGTCAAGCGGTGGTTTCTATATATGAAAGCAATACATACGGCTATCCTTTGATAGGATATTATTACCGTCTGAACGAAACCGGCGCTTTTTTGCCGATAGACGTATCCAACGGAGCCATTACCTTGACGGGACTAACCAACGGTTCCGAATATACACTTCAAATTAAATCTCAAAGTGTGCGTGGATTTTCGAGTGTTTCTGCCACTTACGGACCATTTATTCCCCACGGAACGTGTTATCCCCCCACCATCGTGGATTTCTCATATAATGAAGCCACGTCGAAAATGGAAATCGACTTTGTAGATGCGTCGCTGAATGGATGTACGCTTTGGGGCTACCAATACAGTTTGGACGGCGGAGCCAACTATTATTGGACAAATGGAACTACTTCTCCCTTTTCTATTCTTCATCTAACTTCGGTTCCCAACACCATTCGTTTCCGCACTGTATCGCAACAACAAACCTCCACACATACGACATTGTATACAAATGTGCCCAACACACCCACCATTACCTCTATAACTACCGGAAGCAAACAAGTCAGTGTAGCATTCACCGCAGGTGCGAACAACGGAACGGCGATCACCTCTTATCAATACTCATTAGATGGAGAAGAATGGGTGGATGTTTCTCAAGTATCCTCGCCCATTTTGATTACCGGATTATCGAACGGTGTTCAATACGCCGTCCGTCTAAAAGCCGTGAATGCGGATGGTGTATTGTCGGCGGCCTCGTCGCCATCCAGCAGTTTTACACTGTATACTTCTCTAACTGCACCTACGATAACATCCATTGTTCCACAATATCAGGGCGCAACCGTGAATGTGTCCAACGCGTTTGTGGGAACCGACGACGGAAACGGCATTTCTGTTTCTGGATACCAATATTCATTGGACGGTGTATCGTATGTCGACGTTTCTGGAACGAATACTTCGTTTGTCATTTCCGGATTGAACAATGGAACGACATATCGTGTGTATGTAAAAACCAATACAAATATTGGATTATCTTCCGCATCTAGTCAGTCGGACGCATTCAAAGCAATGAGTGTTCCCGAGACAATAACCATAACAAATATGGTTCCCGGAAACGAAAAAGTAATTGTTTATTTCACCGATGGAAGCAACAATGGTTCTCCCATAACTGGATATAAATACACGCTAGACGGAGAAAAATACTATACTGCGGTCCAAACCACCTCGCCCATTACAGTATATGGACTATCCAATGCTGTTTTTTATAATATTCGTTTCGTAGCTACGAATGAAATGGGCGACTCTACCGTTTCTGGCGAATATGGCAATATCATGCCATTCGGCGTACCTTTTGCGCCAGTAGTGAATAACATTATTCCGGGAGATGGCTCTGCCATTGTCTATATGAATACTGTAAATGATAACGGTTCGCCCGTATTGGGCTACAAATATTCAACTGGCGCGGCGCTCATTGATATTTCGGGAACCACATTACCACTCACTATAACCGGATTGGTGAATAAAACGGTATACAATATTCGTATTGTGGCCTATAATATTGCCGGTAATTCGGAAGTTTCAAATGTGCGTACAGTTGTAGTTGGAACACCCACCGCACCCGTTATAACATCAGTAGAACCTATTCCGCGTGGATTGCGTGTGTTTTTTACACCCGGAGTGGATAACAATAGTCCACTAACACAATATTCGTATATTTTTGAAAATGCTCCCACGAAAATCAACAAAGCCGTCGGATTGACTTCACCTATAACCATTTTGGCACTTAATAATGGGTCTCCATACAACGTAATGCTCCAGGCAGTAAATAAAAATGGCGCGTCGGTCAGTTCGAACAAATTGGGTGATGTTATTCCGTATGATATTCCCGGCAAAATGACGGTTACTAGCGTTACGCCTGGATTAACTGGTGCTTGGGTGAACTTTACACCACCTCCCAACAATGGTCGAAGTATCACAAAATACGGATATAAAATCAATGCGGGTGAATTGTTGGATGCGAGTGGAACGGTTCCGCCCCTTTTTATTCCAAATACGCCATTGAACGCCAATTATACGATTAGTATGGTTGCGTATAATCTTGCTGGACCTTCTGTTATTTCGAGCGCATCCAAATCGGTACAATACGTGTACTTGCCACCCGCACAAATAGTAGTTTCTAATTTGGTTGCTACATTCGGAACACTTACGGCTACGTTTACGCCGCCTAAAACGAATGGAGCTCCTGTTACTTCGTATAAATACGCTATTAATGGCGCGACGACATACACAGACACAAGTTCAGTTGCTGTTCCATTGGTCATAACTGGATTGGCAAATAACGTCTCTTATAATATACAGGTGGTTGCTGTCAGCGCAGCAGGCGACTCCATTCCATCCAAATTAGTTACCAAACCTGCGTTATATACCTATCTCCCGCCCTTGTTGCCTGTTATAGGAAACATTTACACCGACAATTTGTACGCCAAAGTATTCTTTACACCGCCTGCTATACGTAATGCTCCTATAACTGGATACAAGTATTCTATTGATGGCGGAATAACAATTAACGACGTCAGTAATTTAGATTTAACATTGAAGCAATTTGAATTATTTGGTATTCCAAATGATGTTTCGCACAATTTAACAGTATATGCCAATAGTCCAGCGGGATTATCAGCGCCTTCCGTTGCGAAACCATTCTTTATCCTATATAAACCTCCCTTGGCACCAATCATCGGGAATGTTGTCGTTACTGCTACAAATGCTCGCGCAACCTTTACACCACCTACTCTGCGAAATGCGCCCATTACCGGATATAAGTATTCACTAAATGGAGGAACTACACTGAATGACGTTGTATTAGACGGAAGCAACAGCGCGTTTTTCATAACCGATTTCAGCTACAATGTGGTATACAATTTAACCCTATATGCGAATAGTCCACCCGGATTATCTGCTCCATCCGCGCCAAAACCGTTTACTTACATGTATCTTCCTCCATTGGCGCCCGTCATAGGAAACGTATTGACCGCAATTAGTTTTGCGCGCGTGTTTTTCACACCACCCGCCACACAAAACGCGGCGATAACTGGATATAAATATTCATTTAATGGTGGCGCTACGTTATTTGATGCCAGCGGCATTGATAGCAGTAATTCATTTGCGATTACCGATGTTCAAAACGACGTCTCACTCAATTTGACATTGTACGCGAATAGTGCGGCTGGGTTATCTCCCGCATCGGTCGCTAAACCAATTTATATCCTATATAAATCACCATTGGCACCAGCAATCACAACTATTGTTCCCAGTAAATCTTACGCACGTGTGAACTTTACTGTTCCTGGAATACGCGGAGCGCCCATAACCGGCTACAAATATGCTCTTGATGCGAGTGGTATTGTAAAATATGATGTTAGTTCCGTTGACATTAGTGGAAATACGGGTGCTGCGCATATTTACGACCTTTCCAATAATCGTCCGTTAAGTATCATTTTATACGCGAATAGTGGAGCCGGTTTATCAGCGGGTTCAGCCCCAAAAACATTTACAATCATTTACACCGCACCCGCCGCGCCGGTTATTTCTTCCGTGATTGCGTCGAACCAGGGCGGAACCGTCCTTTTTACACCAGGAAATAATAATGGAGCACCGATAACGAACTATTTGTATTCGTTTAATGGAGGAACCACCACGTTCAGTGCGGACGCATCTGCCTCACCTATTATTTTGTCTGGATTAACAAATGATACTTCTTATAATGTTTCGTTAATCGCGGTAAACGAAGTAGGTAATTCTCCCCCTTCTGCTCCTAAATTATTTGTTCCAGTATATAAAGCACCGGCAGCACCAACCATTGGAACAATATCAACCACAACCGCAACAACTGCCACCATACCTTTTGTGGCAGGCGCATCTAACGGTTCTCCTATAACTACATACATGTATTCATTGAACGGTGGCAGTTTAGTGGACGCGAATACAACCGCATCACCTATTGTGGTTTCAGGATTAACCACCAATACGAATTACACAATTGTATTAGTTGCGGTAAACCAACTCGGACAATCTCCCGCTTCCGCAAGTAAACCGTTCAAAACAAAGTAAGTAATAAAAAAAATAAAAATCGGAAATCGGAAAATGATTATTGGGAATTTTATGTCATAGTGTTTATAACATAAAATAAAATAAAACATATATGATTGTATATTTTGTATTGTATATTTTTAAGCGGTCTCGTCTCCGGCAACTTCCGTGTTGGCGGGGGTCTCCTTCAAGATCATTCTAATCTCATAGCTTCTGTCGCCAATTTCATCAACACCAGTAGCAAGGTGTTGCTCAGCGTGAGCTTGGATAATGAGCTTGAAACTGATAGTATCTCCCTCTTGGAAGGGAAGAGACTTGGCATCACCATCATCCGAGAGGTTAGCGAAACGGGCAGGAGCAGCAGAAAGCATTTGTGTCATCAACACACGGCACAAGTTGCTATTGTCAGCTGTGTCGTTTGTCATGTATGCGCCAACATCATCTGGACCGGCAATACCTTCGTGAGTTCCGGCAAGGCCAACCGCGGTGACCTTCTCCGTAACATCATACCAGGTGTTTCCAGAAACACCACTGCCACAGTTGGAACGGATATCGCCAAGAATTTCAAACTCATTCTGGAACAAATCGACACCAAAGTGAGTATTGAAAAGCTTGAGGGCCAAGTATCGAATATAGTCGTGGCACACCAATTGCTTGTTGCTGGCAAGAGGATCACCACTGGACCCGTTGGTCGCAATACGGCCAGTAGAGTCGGCGTGGTCCATCATAGCGTTAGCGGGGTTGAGGTCAGGCCATTTGGTTTCATCCACGTAGTATTTAATATCAGAGGATGAAAGGTCAATGACATCGTTGGAGTCGGTTTGGTATTTGAACATATCAGTCATGTCAGCCAAACTGATTTCTAAGATAGCAACACCGGACGCGTCAAAGCTGGGAGCAGGTTCGGCGAAGATAGTAGCAGAAGCGTCTAATTGGACAGTAGAGTTGAGGTAGTTGAGGACAAAGTTAACCATTGTATATACACTAAAAACATAATCAATTATACAAAAAATATAACTGTGATACAGTTTCCGGAATTGTAATGATTTTACTTTTCCTCACAGCATATTTTTTGCGACCACCCGAATGATTTCTTTTGTGGTAGTATTACACGAGTTATGCTGTGTTTTTTTGGTGTAGCATAAAATATATGTACTCTGTACGACAACGCCTATTTGCGCGACTGCTGTTTATACGCATTATTTCGCTGGATAAACGCATCCATGCCCGATGATTGTGTGTTTTTCTGTTGCATGGATAAAGTGAGGTTCAGTTCATTCTTAATCTTACCCAATTTATCTGGATCGAACGCACCACCGGGAGGATAACCATACCGTTTCACGTATTCCGCATATTCGGGTTTGATGACAGCCTTTTTCGTTTGAATGGTACTATCCGGGAAAAGAGAAATACGTGATTGTGAATTTAGTTTTTCAATATATTCTTTCAATTTCACCGGGTCAAGCAAAATAGCCACTTTTTCTTCAGCGGTTTGTAATTTTGCTTCCGTATCTAATAAAATAGCATGTTGTACTACCGCTTTTTGAAGCGAAGTTAAGCCCGAACCCGTATTGGTACGAATTTTCTCATAATCGGTGTATAAGTCCGATACCGTTTCAAACGCACGGTCGTTGGGTATATTCAAATCGTATGCCAATGCGTTCAATTGCGCCACCATTTCCGAATATGTATCCTGCGTTAATATAGTCGCCACCGTAGACACATTTCCCGCCGCATATTCGTCTTGTAGCGTTTTTACGCTTCCCACAAACAATGCTAAACGACTATACAATTCCACCAATGCGGTTTTGGTCGTACACGTTTCCGGTGGAACCACACTTTCTATGTTGACAATACCCGGGTCAATACCGTTCTGTATCAACGTATTATATATCAGTGTTAATTTATCTGGGTCAAAACCATCTCCCGGTTCGGGCGTTCCGTATGTCTGCATGTAATATAAGAACAAAGGTGCCAGCTTTAATTCCTTTGTTATTTGAATACTTCCGTCGTTCATATCGAACGCGGGTTTGATGTTGACGCCCGAAATCATCGTTTCAATGACTTCTTGTAAGTACAGGTTTTGGATATGAAGTTCAATGATACGCGCGTTCAAGCCATACGCGTTGATTGCCCCCGCCAATGCTTCTTGTGTTATTTTTAGCAATAAGGTAACGTCGCTATTTGTCCGATAGGATACTTGTGTTCGCATTAGCGCACCGTATAGGGTTAAATATGTTTCTAAATCGTTGGGGATTTTTTCGTATTCTTTGTCCAATAAATGGATGGTATAGTTTTTCTCTATGGTATTCAACATCGCTTTCTGCGGTTTTGTCAAAGCAAACCCGCCGCTTCCGCCACTACAGGTCGATGTAACCAACACCGCACCACCCATAACCGTTACTGGATTTAATACGTTTCTTCCTCCTCCGACAGGAATACCGCCCGTTATAAGAGAACGGCTCATTTGTATATACTACAGAAACGAAATATATAACAAACAGACTTTTCATTCTCCCTTTCTCATCACAATGTTTGTGGAAAATATATAAACATTTCGGGAGAAAGAGTTCATAATGTTTCTGAACTGTATTCTCAGTTTTTTGTGTTCTTATTTCATCATACAAATGCTCCGTCCTATTTTAAAAAATCCATTGGAACCTAGTCAGTTGATGCTCGCACAATCGTTTATGTTGTATCCCAAACATTCGTTCGCCAAACATATGCGATACACACATACGCATTCCGCGTCGTCGCAATTGTTTGGAAAAGTTCGGTTTGCGGGAGACAAAGAAAAATCGCCGAAATCGGATTTCCGACGACAAGTTCATTATCTCCCCAAATCCGAAAATCAGCAGAAATACAATCAAATGTTGGAAGATTTCCGGGTTCGTTTGGTCGTTTGCCACGGACCCGCGGGAACGGGGAAAACCCTGTTTGCGTGTAATCAAGCGGTCAAGGATTTGGAGAAAGGGTTAGTCCGCAAAATCGTCATTACCCGCCCCGTGGTTTCTGTGGACGAAGAACTGGGGTTTTTGCCGGGAACCATTTCCAACAAAATGGATCCGTGGACACGACCGCTGTTTGACATTTTGTCGGAGTTTTATTCCAAACACGATATTGAAAAGATGGTACTGAATGGAACCATCGAAATTTCTCCCTTGGCGTTTATGCGCGGACGGACATTCAAAAAAGCGTTTATTATTGCCGATGAAATGCAAAATAGTTCGCCCAACCAAATGATGATGCTTACCACACGTATCGGTGGAGGTTCGAAAATGGTAATTACGGGAGATTTGCTCCAAAGCGACCGTTGTTCCCACAATGGTTTATCCGATTTCATACAGCGATTGAAATATTGTAAACCGGAAGGAATTGAATGCGTGGAACTGGACAATAGCGATGTGTTTCGCAGTGCGGTGGCATCACGGGTGGTTCACCTATATGAAAAATCCATTGATGAGTTGCGACGCCAATGTGCGCCTCCCGCGTTTTCATCGGATGCGGAAGTGTTAAAGGAAATTGGGGAGATTGATGAATTGTTTGCTGAATGGGAGCGAAACCGCGATTTGGAAGCATCCGCTATTTTGGATGAGAACAATATTGGGTCGGAAATAGAAATGATACGTTCTCTTCCCCTTCCTCCCGTCGAACCCAATATGATTACACCTTCACCCTCCGAAGATGAATTGTTATTAATGGAATTGGAACGAAATAGCGAGTTGGAAGTGGCAACAGACGAACACTCATCGACCTTGCCCGCCGCGGACATTTTTTCCGAAACGTCTTCTAATACAGAAGATATGATGTGTGAGGGAGATATGGTGTTTATACAAAATACGGATACGGATGCGTCAAATAATGACGCGGCACTTATCCCGAGAGAACATATAACCAAAAATATCATACGATGGCGAGGGGATAACATGCCTTTGTCAAACCATTAGGATATGGGGTAGAGAATAGACAATAAATCCGAGCCAATCCACCAAGGGTCGGTCATTGGCGGGGCGAAGCCCCGCCCACCTCACATATATTCCCGGATTTTTTGTAGGATGGTTTCTGTTTCGATATACGCATTCCGCATAAAGATTTCTCCCGCATCGATGAAATCTTTATTCATATACACCAAATATATCGCACACTGTTCCGGATGTTCTGGTGTAGGTGCGGACAACGTATTTTGTATCTCCTCCAATACAGTAGGATATTCGGTAGTAATGGGATAGGGACATTCCGTTTTGATAGGCAAAAACAAAAGACCCTTCGGAAACGTCTCGGGGTATCGGCATTGGAGGAATAGTTGAAATGCTAATAATTCCTGTAGTAGGGTTTCGCGGTAGCGGTTCCATTCCCCCAACGACAGCGCGGGATGGATATACAAATACATTTTACGGGGATAGGGAGAAGACAATTTTTCATTCAATCTCCCAATACATCTTGTAAAATAAGATTGTGTTTCGGACAAATGAATGTTGTGGTGATTAAGGAGGAGTGGATAGGCATATGTATCTTCCGGAATGGACAAAGGAAAAGTCGTATGAAAGGGAGAAAGGGGGAATTTGGCGTAATAGGTGTTGTAATACACCGTTTCATCGCAAATAAACACGTCATTCTCCGGATGGTTCGTATCATAATGAATTGTTTTAGTGTGATGGGGAAAATAAGTATTTGAAATATCCTGTATGAAATGGCGGAAATCGGTTTCCAAACAATGCTGTATGACGGGGAGACGCGACACAATCCAATCGAACGGATGGCTTTCTGTTTTCAATTGGAGTTGTTTCAGTATTCCCGCCGAAGAACAACGGTAGCCGAAGGATATAAATTGTGTAGGGGTAGGGGACGGGGTAGACATTCGGGAGATGAGATTATATGTTAATAGTGTATGTTTTCTATTTCAAAACAAACTCACTGAAAAATATATACACAGAAATGTCGACTACTAAATATTCATATTCAATGGACAATGACAATGAAATTCTCCCAAACCCAACCATGAAAAATATAATTGTATCCGCGTTTATTAGCCAAATTAATCAACGCCACGACCGAGACCTTTCCAAATATATTGAGTATGGCCGGAAACTCATCCATGTTCCTCTACCCAAACTGGTGTTTGTAGAAAAAGAAGTGTTGGATACCTATTCTTTATTGGATAAAAAGGGAGAATATACAATACATTCTGTTTCTTTGCCTTTGGTCGTTCATTCTCCCGAAGAGGCGTGTTTGGATGTTGCTGAAATACAATATATAGTAGATACAACTACACAAACGGTGGTTGTGCTATTTGATAAATCGTGGATGTATTTGTATAAATACAAGGATGAAATAACGGATTTTCATTTAAATACAAGTAATCCAACAAAAGATACGCTGGAGTACATGTTTGTTCAATGCTATAAAACCGAATGGATGCGGCTGGCGGTGCTGTTGTTATCGTTGTCGCCGGAAATCGGCGGCGCAATACGTGATTGTTTGGGTGCGACGGGTAGAGACGCCCACCAGTTTATTTGGATGGATTTCGGATTATATCACATGTTTGATCGTCCCGGTGCGGGAGAAGAAATGTTTTATCGTTGTTTTCGCGAAATGGATACACGTGTGTGTGAACGGTATTCGGTTGCGTGTCAAAACGGATTTCAGTTTCGCACCGTTTATTTTGCGAGTTGCTGGCCTCCCGCGGCGGATTATTATATGGACGTATATCGGCAAATCCATTGGTTGTTTGCAGGTTCGGTATTCGCTGGGTTTGCGGAACCCTTGTTGGAATTAGCACAAAAGATGCGCGCGGAATGTATGGCGTTGATAAGGGAGAAAAAGCATTTGATGTGGGAAATCAACGTTTGGATATTAATTTATCGGAAATATCCTCATTTGTTTGATTTTTATCGGTGTAATCACGACCCGAGTATGATTATGTTTTTTTGATTTTGGGTTTTGGGTTTATTGTATAGTTAAACGTCCCAATAAAGACTCGTACATCACTTTCAACTCATTTTTTTGGGGTGCTGATAATTTATTATAATCTGGGCTTTTCAACATACCATTCGTATATACACCTACAAATTGGTCTCTTAGTTGCTTGTTAATTGTTTCTAACAAACCCTTTTTCAAAGCGTCTAAAATTTTCTTTTGTTCTTCAGGTGTTGCTCCTGGAGGAGGAACCGCGCCTAGTGGTCGCGTTGCAACTGCTCCTTGTGGAGGAGCTTGTCCTTGTGGAGGAGCTTGTCCTTGTGGAGGAGCTTGTCCTTGTGGAGGAGCTTGTCCTTGTGGAGGAGCTTGTCCTTGTGGAGGAGCTTGTCCAGGTGGAGGAGCTTGTCCTTGTGGAGGAGCTTGTCCAGGTGGAGGAGCTTGCCCCAGTGGAAAAGCAAGCATTCTTAATTCATTTTTTTGTATTTCAGTAAATTCCTGAAAATCTGGTTGAGTACGTATTTGATTGTACATAATAGCTCGTACGGGGGCTGGTGTTCTCAACATACTGCTTTTTATTTGTTCGAATAGTCGGTCTCTATCCGCCTGAGTTAATCCCTCTTGAAAATTTTCCATACGCAACGGAACAAACGCCGAAAAAACAGTTCCTATAACCAAAACTACCAACAACACTGCGATTAAACCGACCCAAACGGATGTTGAATTTTTAACAGCCATACTATTTGTATATTTATACCAGAGAAATAACATGACTAAAACACATAAACACATGACAACAAATAAATACAACTATTGAATTAAACGCTCATTATGGGAAATAAACCTATTCTCCCACAAGCATTTGTTTATGTTCCGATTGAAGAAACCACCGGACAATACTATATTGAATTAGAAATGGATACGTTTGACGTCGAAACAATTGTCCGCGAATTGGAATTATATTATGCGGATGTTTTGGACAGACATTTTGAACCCATTATTGCTGCCGTTCGATACATAGATAAAACAAATAAAGACAAATTCAAACGACACACTCGCACTTATGTATTTGACAATTCTAAATATAAAATACTCAAAATTACAGTACGCAGTGCTGAAATACTTTCACCGCAATCGCATTATGAACCGTATTATCATCATAAATGCTATTTACATTTGCTCAAGGGAGACCCCCATTCGGGGTATGTTTTGCGATAAAACGTATTACCCAAACCCATATAAACGAATATCACAATATACTACAGTATAATATTCACGCAAATGTCATCAAGGGAAGAAGAAAATATTCGTCCACCTGACCCAGTTGTTCGCGAAACGCTTATTGACCATTTTGCCGGCGGGGAATATGGATGGAAGACATTTCATAATAATTACGGTCTCGGCAACCACGATGACCGTTTATCGTTCGTCAGCAACAATGACGATATGCGTGTGGCTGTGGGAGAACCGCCGTTTGCGACTTCGTCTGATACACAGGCAATACCCGAACACGAATTACAGGCAATACTGGAAAGTAGCCGTTTGGAATACGAAACGCAGTTTAATGTTTGGTTAGAACAAATGAAACAAGAAGAAATAACGAAACGCAAAACCCGCTTTGAAACGGCGAAACGGCAACTTTTGCGCATTACAAAAGTAGACGCAGACGCTTCCATCGGATATATTACATTGTTGAGCGGAATAAACGCATACGAAAACGGAGAAATTGAACATAATCCCGTATTTCACCCTCCCCTATACTCGGAAATACTCTCGGCAATTCGTTCATTGCGTATGTCCACCCAGGAGCGCGAAGATTTGGTTCAGTTTATTAGCGTCTATTCTCCAGGGTAAAAACCCTGGAGAATAGCGTATATGCTATGATTCCATTTCTGTTCTCCGGGAGGCCAAGCGATTGTCGGTCATAAACCGACAACGCGCATATGCGCGTTGATGTTTTTAGAACATCAACTGCTTAACAGAAATGGAGAATAGACATTAGTCCGTAATCCGTGAAAATGGAATGGAACGACCACGAGGTAAGTAGAGGTGCTTGTTTTTTTGTTTGTAGAATTGTAAAAATAAAATTGAAATGCTTTCATAGGATTTACAATAGTTCCAAACAAACAATAACTGAACAATTATAAATCAAAATCAAAACAATCGCCTACCGTAAAATGTCGCTTACCGTTTCTGCTTCTCTGCCATTGGACATTATTAACCGAATTGTCTTGTTGTCTGCCATTCAACAAGACAAAATGTATGCTCCCAGTTTCGCTTCAAATGGACGCTGTTCCTGGAAATGGAACATGCGCTCCAGCCGAATTCAAAAAATACAAAAAGTCTGTGAGACCAAACTCGTGTATCCTCCCAAAACACAACCGTTTTACTTGGACGACAAGGTGTTTGTTTCTACACGATACACACTAAAACCGGATGAAAACGGACACGGATTACAGTACGTGTGTTGTGAACCCGACACAGCAACAGAAACCGAACTGTACGTTATGTTGCGTTGGACATTCATGTGTATTAACGGATACAATCAGCCGTACTTGGAAAATGGGCAAATCTATTTTGTGTTTAACCGCGGGTATGAGAAACGTCCTGCCCAAAACATGCCTCCGACTTATTGGAACGGGTATTTGTTCCACAAACGCACATTTCGTGAAATTTTCATAGGAACACATTGGGAGTTTTTCAGTATGCCGAGCGTTATGGGAAAATACATATATGATGCGAAATCAGATATGTATGAATTTGTAATCGACGACCATTATCATCACGCGATGGATACGGACGAGCCGGAGGAGGAAACCCAGTCAGAATATGACGAAGAACCCGAAATGGTGTATGGTAATTCGGGAGATTTACCAGATGATTTGGAAGCGCTATTATTGGACACGACAGAAACATAAAACACACACATACACACACGCTACACAGAATAGCCTAAAGGTAAGTTTGAGCATCTATTACTCAGAATATGGGTTGGGAGATGATTTGTGTATATGTTTTTTTACTGCGTTTTGGGTGGTTCTGTTTGTTTCGCTGGTTCTTCTTGCTCTTTTATTTTGGCGAGGTCGCGGGCGAGTTTATCGTCTTTTTGCTTGGCAATATACAGAGTATTTGGACCAATAATGTCTTTTATTTCACTAATATTACCGCCGCTATCTTCGTTCGCATATCGCACCTTCTTTTCTTTTCTTTTTTCGGTTTTTCTGTCCAATTTGGCAGTATTCGCCGCTTTTTCTCTGTGCCGACTTCGTGCTCCTTCTATCTGTACGCTCCATACAGATACGTTCCATACAATACTCCCTAAAAGTATGAATACCAACACACCAATAATAAACAAATGACGTGATTTCATTATAATAGATGGAGATAAATACAGTAGTATTTTATTAGACGGGACAGTTTCTAATAAACACTTCTTTACAATTCGTATCTTTCATAACATCCGCGTATTTCTTATTTTCCGATTTATTCAATTCATTCTGAACCAATCCACCATTCTTGAAAAAAGTATCACGTTTTTTATTCATTTCTTTTATGAGAGAACGATTGGCTTCTGAACATTTCTTAATAAATTGATTACACGCATTGGATTGCGCAGTTGATTGCGACGCGGATCTGTTGCCTTCTTGAAATCCTTCTAGCCCCGACATAAACGGCGAAGACATCAAACTAACCATCAATATCACACCAATAACCACCATCAGGCCAATCATAACATT